TTTCAGCAGAACCATAGTTTTCAAGCAGATAAAGAGCAGTTTTGGATAAGCGTTCATTAAAGAATGGTTTAAACTCAGGGAATGTATGATCTAACACATTTGTGATTTTAATAAGATAGAAAGAACGCTGTCGGATAAGTTTATCGCGTAAACGAGTTAATGACTTTAAAGAGTAAGCGTGGTAAAATCCTTTTGAATGGGGTTTGTATTCAACAGTCATTAACCAACGAGCTATTGATTCGCAGTCAACAGAGTCGGTTTTTGTACGCCTAAGTGTTTTTGATTTCTTGTATTCACTGATGAGAACAGGATTTACTTCCATGAAGGTTAGGAGAGAATTTTCAAGGAAGAGTTCAAGATTGAGAGCATAATGGGCAGTTGATTCAAACCCTATTCTTATGTCTGCAGGATTTGCGAGAGAATGAATGATTGTAAGCAGTTCATTAAAGCCGGCTTTATTGTTTTTGATTGTGACTTTAGAAACTACTTTTTGATCAGCTGCAGAAATGATGCAGCAATCATGTTTGTACTTGGAAATATCAATTCCAATAAAGTACATTGACATAGGTTTATACCTCCTGATAAATATTTTGAGCACTGCTGTCTTCCACAGAGAATTCGGCTGTGTAATCACGTAAATAAAAACGTCGATGCGTTAACAAACTGATTAACAGTAATAGACGAAAAGCTGTGGTCTGAGTCACCTCATACCAGTCAAAGCTGTAAAGTTATAGATACAGATCCACAGTGCCTTTTCAAAATATATCAGAGATGGAAATAAATACCCAGTGTTAACTGGGAGAAAGGAAAAATCCAATTACCATCTAAGATAATTGGATTATACGTAACAGTATGAATGAGGACGATTTCTATTCTGCCGGCATGAACGAATTTCAGAAGATCATTCAGGAATATCAGGAGAAATTCGAACAGAGCAGAATTGAAGCAGCCATGATGGAGGGCGCGGAGCAGCTGGCCAGAGATGTGCGGGCACTCCCGAAACCGAGATCACGAATCCAGAAAGCTGGATATACTCATCTACTGGATACTGTTTCAGCCAGAAAAGGGAAAAACGGGGAAATAGAAGTCGGATGGGGAAAATACTACGGACCGATGGTAGAGGCCGGAACCCGGAAAATGAATGCACAGCCGCACTTGCGAGGACAATTCAAAAAAGATCCAAATAAATATTATAACCTGATTTTGCAAAAATTATTAAAATAGAAAGGAACAAGTTATGCCAATTAAAACAAGAAAGCCACCGCTGAAAGAAACAGTGGGAGCACAGTATGTGTGTTTCAATACGCCGGACGAAAATGGACAGTGGACAGAAACGTTTGAGGAAAGCGTGGAGAAAACCGAAGTTGTAAAAAGCGTAAAAGTAACAGAGAACACAGGGACAACGGATGTATATGCTTCCGGGAAAATCTACGATACAGACACCCGCCAGCCGTCAACGAACATCGAAGTTGAAGTGGTGGCCTTCCCGGCGGATACGCTTGCCAAAGCACGAGGAGATGAGGTGACAAAAAGCGGCCTCATTCTTTCCGGAGGAAAGAGCGTACGTCCGTTTTTTGCGTACGGAAAAGTGGTCAAAAACAAGGATGGTTCAGAGAGGTATGACTGGTATCCAAAGTGCAAACTTACAGCGAACACGGATGATACGGCAACAGGAGAAGAAACATTTTCTGTGCAGACGGACACGGTGACGATTGTTGCGTATCCGTTTGACAGCAAAGAAAATATCAAAGTATCACTGGACTCAAGCACAAAAGAATTTCCAGAGGGACTGACAGAGGAGAAATTCTTCTCGAAACCAATTTTAAAAGATGAAGATCTGACGACAGCAGTAGCTGGATAGGGAGAAGCATGAAAGACTATATCGTAGATTTGACGGACGGCACTAGGCTGTCCGTCAATGTTAATTTTGGAACACTTTATTATTTACAAAAAATGCCGAAATTTTACAAGATGGCCAAAAAGAAGAAGGAAAATCTGACGGACGCGGAAAAGATGGACCTTGCAGCAGCATCCGTGTACGCCATTTTGCGGAGTAACGGAAAAACGGTGACGTTTGATGAAGCACTGCAGCTGGTGCCGATGGACGATGAGCAGATCCGCGTGCTTCTGGAGGGCTTTTCGGCCAGGTGCGATGAATACGCTAAAAAAAAACGAGCACGCCAGCAGATGGCGAAGGGCTTGACGTAGATTGGGCGGAATACCGGATCTGCGCTGCGGAAATGGGGATGAGCGAGGAAGAGTTTTTTAATTGCGACCCAATTTTTTTTAATGAAATGTACGAAAAATTTTGGGAGAGAAAGAAAGTAGGTGAGCTGTATGGCGGATGATATGAAGCGGGTTGGATTATCGTTCAAAACGGATGGTACAGTTGATTTTCAGAAGAGCCTGAAACAGATTTCGGAAGCCGTACAGGGTAACCGGGAAGAATTCAAACGTGCAAAAATCGCCTGGGACGACAGCACGACGGCCATGGAGAAGCTGACCGACAGACAGAAATATCTGCAGAAACAGACTGAAACATACAACGAAAAAGTGGAGGTCCTGAGAAGAGAGCTTTCTGAGCTGGAGGGAGCAGAGAACAAAAATGAGAAAGCGATCTCACAAAAGAAAAAGCAGCTTTCCCAGGCAGAGACAACGCTTGCCCAGTACCAGAAAGGCCTGAAAGAAGTAAATCAGGAAATCAAGAGCGGCTCTGCAGTCCTGGAAGAGAATATGAAAAAGCTCGATGACTCCATCAGCACGCTGGATGCATCCGCAAAAAAGAATGAATCCTCATTCGAGTTGATGAAGAGCCAGTGGGACAAGAACACCTCATCCGCGAAAAAATTAAAGGATGAGCAGAAGTATCTGACGGAGCAGGGCGAGACCTACCAGAAAAAAGTCAGTCTCGTGAAAGAAGAACTGAAACTACTGGAAAATGCCGAGGGCGATAACAAAAAAGCAATCGAGGAAAAGAAAGCCGCACTCAATGAGGCGGAAGCATCGCTGAATGAGTATAAAAACCGATTAAAAGAAGTCGACGAGCAACTGAAATTCGGAAAAGCATCCATTGAAGAATACACTGAAAAAGTTCAAAAGGCAGGAGAAAAAGTAAAGGACGCGGGAAGTGGGATGACAAAAAAAGTAACCACTCCGATTCTTGCGGCCGGAGTGGCATCTGCAAAAATGACTATGGATTTTGAGGATTCAATGGCAAAAGTTTCAACCATTGCGGATGCCACAGAAGTTCCGATGGACGATATGCAAAAAGCAATCTTGGATCTGTCAAATCAAACGAGAATCTCAGCAGAAGAAATCGCACAAAACGTATACGATTCCATTTCGGCAGGGCAGAAAACAGGCGATGCGGTCAATTTCGTTTCGAAATCAACAAAACTGGCAAAAGCAGGTTTCGCGGATGCCGGAGCGGCGCTGGATGTCCTTACAACCATCATGAATGCGTATGGATTGAAAGCATCAGAAGTAACGAATGTTTCGGACATGCTGATTCAGACGCAGAATTTAGGAAAAACGACAGTTGCTGATCTTGCATCATCAATGGGAAAAGTAATTCCGACAGCAAACGCCTACGGAGTAAGCCTGGACGAGCTGTGTGCGGGATATGCCATCATGACAGCGAATGGCGTTGCAACAGCGGAAAGCACAACCTACATGAACGGTATGCTGAATGAGCTCGGAAAATCAGGAACGAACGTATCGGAAACCCTGAAAGAAAAGACGGGAAAGACGTTTAAGGAGTTGATGGACAGCGGCATGTCATTATCTGATGTCTTGAAAATAATCAGCGATGCGGCGACGGAAAACAACAAATCGTTTGGCGATATGTGGAGCAGTTCGGAAGCAGGAAAAGCCGGTATGATCCTGCTGGGAGACAGTGCTGAGAATTTTAATGGCGTTTTGGAGCAGATGCAGAACAGCGCGGGCGCGACCAATACGGCATTTGAAAAACTGGACACGAACTCCGCAAAAATTAAAAAGGCGATGAATGAGCTGAGAAACGATGCTATCGATTTTGGAACAACACTGATGGAGGAACTCGCACCAATCATTGAAAATATTGCAGAAAAGATTTCGGAATTTACGGAATGGTTTAACGGCTTATCGGAATCAGAAAAACAAACGATTATACAGATTGGTCTGATCGTGGCTGCTATTGGACCGCTGCTTGTTGCACTCGGAACAGTAGTGAGCGGCGGAGCAAAAATAATCGGAGGTATTCCAGTCATAGCAAAAGGCCTATCAGGCTTGTTTGGCATCATCGCGGCGAATCCAGTCCTTGCAATTATAACGGCAATTGCGATCGCAGTATTTGCACTGTGGACAAATTGCGACGAATTCCGGGAAGGAGTGCTCGAAGGGATTGACATTATAAAAACGGTACTGACAGCCGGTTATGATTTCTGTGTGGAGCTGGGCGAGGAAAAGCTCGGCCGGATCCAGGATGCCTACGAAAAACACGGAGGCGGAATCACCGGAATCCTGGCTGCGAGCTGGCAGACATGGAAGGAAATATGGTCCACCGGATATGATGTGATCGATAAGCTGACAGGCGGCAAGCTCACGGGAGTCAAAAACAAATTCTGGAGCAAATTTGAGGAAATCAAAAACGTGGTAAAAAATGCACTAGATGCAGTAAAACGATTTTTTGCTGGCGAATGGCCGACACCAAAAATAAAAATGCCGCATTTCCAAATATCACCGCCGGGATGGTCGATCGGCGATCTAGTAAAAGGAAGCATCCCGAGGTTAAGTGTCAATTGGCACGCGAAAGGCGCGATCCTGAACAGACCGGCTGTTATTAATCGGTCTGGAAACACGATCGACGTAGCAGGCGAAGCAGGACCGGAAGCTGTAACACCAATTGAAACACTGAGAAAATACGTCCGTGAGGAAGTAAAAGAAAACAATGCGGATCTGATAAAGGCGCTTGCGGAAGTCCTGGGAAATCTCGGTCTGACGATGGAAAACGTGATCAATCTTGGAGATGAAAGAATCTATCAGAAAGTTGTAAAATTAACCATCAAAGAGCTGAACAGACAGCAGACAAGCAAGCCTGTCTGGAAAGGAGGCTTTACGTGATTGATGATTATGAGGTTATTTTTGCAGGGGTCAGTTCAGCTGACCTCTGCATTTATGCGGTCAATCGGCCGAATATTCCGGCGGCGGAACGAGACATCGAAACTCTGGAAGTGCCAGGGGTGGACGGAGCATACCATATCGACAACGGACGATACAAAGAAATCGTGATATCGATCGAAATGAACTATATAGGCCAGGAGTCGAAATGGCACGAAACCTGGAGAAAAGTCAAGCGATGGGCGCAGGAAAGGAACGCTGAACTCATTTTAAATGATGATCCGATTTTTGCGTACCACGCCTATTATGCAGTCTTAAGCGAAAACAGCAGGGAAAGCCTGCGAGTTGGGAAATTTACGATCACATTTTACTGTGAGCCGTATCTGTACGTGCGCGGAGGCAACGAATACAAAAAGCCATATCCAATGCCGGTATATTGGGGACACAGAGTAGGCGGCGGAGGATACGTGCTGACAAAAAGCGGTCAGAAAGTAGCCACAAAAAGAAAATTTTTCACATTGACGAATGAGTATGACACCGCGTGCCCTAAAATCAAGATCGAAGGGAACGGAGAGTGCTGGGGACGAATCAACGGAAATGAGCTGCTTGCACAGGTCAATGGAACACTGATCATCGATACGGAAAAAGAAATAACGGTGAATGGACAGGGACAAAATGCGAGCAACAAAATCAAAGGAAATTATGAAGATTTCTATTTGAATCCGGGGGAAAACGTTATTTTATTTGACTCTGCGTTTGAAATTTCGGTAGCACCGCGTTGGAGGACAAAATGATACAGGTTTACAAGCCAGAAAACAAAAATTATGAAAATAACGGCGACTGTGTACTGCATCCGACGAAATGTGAGCTGACTATGCAGCTTAGCGGGGAATGGAATATGGAGATCGAGTGTGCGGCAGATGCGCTGTATATTGATTGTCTGAAAGCCGGATCAGTTATCACAGCGCCGACTCCATACGGAGAAAACGAGCAATTCCGGGTGTATGATGCAGAAAAAGAGATGGGTGGACTTGTCGCAAAGGCAAGGCCAATTTTTTTTGACGCATCGAGAGAAACCCACTTAAAGGATGTGCGGCCGACACAGTGTACGGGAGCAGAAGCGGCAGAAAAGCTCAGCGTTGGAAAATATCATGTTATTTCGGATATTACAGATATCAACACGGCGTATTATGTCCGGAAAAACTTGATCGAGGCACTGCTTTCGGATGACGAAAACAGCTTCATCAACAGGTGGGGTGGAGAACCGATCTTTCAAAATTATGTGTGCCAAATGAGAAAAAGAGCTGGAGGAGACTATGGAGCAGAAGTGCGGCTCGGATTCAATATGTCGTCCGTAAAAGCGAAGGTAAACATGGATAACGTGGTTACCAGAATTATTCCGGAAAGCTATAATGGCCACACACTGCCGGATGACAGCTACTACGTAGACAGCCCAAATATTGGAAAATATCCAATCGCCTACACGAAAGTTGTGCAGTACGAAGACGTGAAGATGCAGGCAGACTGCGGAAACAACGAAACGGGATGCGCAACGCTAGAAGAGCTGCACAAAAAATTGAGGGAGAAGGCAAAAGCGGACTTTGAGGCAGAGTGCGACCTGCCAGAAATCACATATGAAGTGGATCTTATCAATATCGAGAACACGATTGAATATGCGGATGTGGAGAACCTTGTGAAAATCAGTCTTGGAGATTATGCGAAAGTGGAGAACAAGGATCTGCAGATATCGACAAGAGAACGTGCTGTGAACGTGGTGTGGGACTGCATAACGAAAAGAAACGCAACCGTCACGCTCGGATCAGTGGAGAACGATTATCTGGATCGGATCAGTGCGGCGATGAAAACGGCAGAGCTGGCGTTGAACAAAGATGGAACCGTAAAAGGCGATCAGGTAACCGGAATGATTAACCTGATGAAAACAAGGCTGAAAGCAACGGCAGAGAATGCGGAGAAACAGGCGGCGAAAGCAATCCTTTTCGAAGAGTTGGACAAGAGCAGCGATCTGTATGGAGCGATGGCACTCGGCACCACAGGATTCTTGATCGCATCCGAAAGAACGCCGGACGGCAGAGATTGGGACTGGAAAACGTTTGGAACGGGTCAGGGATTTCTGGCAGATTATCTCATTGCAGGCGTGCTACTATCACAAAATTACAAAGATGGAGAACAAGGATTTAAACTGGACTTGAACAGCGGAAAAATTTTTGCATCGCTGTTGGAAATTTTTGGAAAAGAAGCAGGGAAACCATGCTCGGTTGCTTTGGAAAATGGAAGAATCCTGGTGAAAGAATCCAGCGGAAAGTCAGTTATCCAGATATCACCACTCCAAAATGTGGATATCGTGACCGGAAAAAGCACATGGTCGGGAATGATCGGAAAAGGAAATACCTTCATCGAAGTAAATCCGCAAGATGATTATATCAGGTTCCGAGCAGGGGCTATCTATGAGGGGTATTCCGGATCAGCGGGATTGAGCGGAAAGCTCGTGTACTCGGACGAGAGTTATCTGATTGTCCGAAACGGAAGAATCACAGGAGGAAGGATCAAGAAATCAGATGGAACGTGGGAGGAGTTAAAAAATGGCACTAATTAGCTCAAATGCTTATCTGAGCATGGAAATTGCTACAGACAATGCGCAGTACATCTATAATTTTATGATACGAAATGGAGCGTCGCAGAACGCGGCGCTTGCCGTGCTGGGCAATATGTACGCGGAATCCACCTGCAATCCGGGGATCTGGCAGAATCTCGACAGCAGTAGAACAGACCTGGGATTTGGGCTGGTGCAGTGGACCCCCTCCACGAAATATACAAATTGGGCCGCAGCGAAAGGATACGAGAGCAAGAACATCAATGGGCAGCTGCAGCGGATCCTCTACGAGAAAAACGCAGGGATCCAGTGGCAGAAAAGAACCACATCAATGTCATTCGCAGAATTCTGGAGTTCCGGAGCAAGCCTGGAAACGCTGGTAGAATTATTTGAACTCAATTATGAGCAGCACGCCGGAGCAGTACAGCCAAAAAGAAAAGAGTATGCGAATTATTGGAAAACGCATCTGACGTTGGATGATGATTCGGTGGAAAAAATTGAAAAGGCGATTGCCTGGATGCTGAATATCGCGGCGGATAACTCACATGGGTATGATCAGGGGTATCGGTGGGGGCCAGATTATGACTGCTCCTCATTCTGCATCACAGCGTGGCAGGAGGCCGGCGTGCCGGTGAAAACGTATGGAGCAAGCTACACCGGAGATATGCGGGCAGTATTCCTGCGCTGTGGCTTTTCGGATGTGATCGGGAGTGTAGACGTCTATTCCGGATCAGGTCTGAAACGCGGCGATGTGCTGCTGAGCGAGGGCTATCATGTTGCTACCTATATAGGCAATGGACAGATTGTACACGCATCTCAAAACGAATTCGGTGGAGCAGTGGGAGGACAGACCGGGGACCAGACGGGAACCGAAATCTGCACAAGAAGTTATTATTCCCACACACCGCCGTGGGATCATGTACTGAGATATAAGCAGGGAGGCACAGAGGAGACACCAACACCAGAACCAACGGCAACAGTGTACCCGGTGCAGTGGATACCGGCATAGAGAGGAGACGAAAAAAATGGACATGACAATGTTTGAGTGGCCGACGAAAGCCAAAGTCGAAAGCACAGATTATGTAGCGATTTGCGACGCAGACGGAAATGAGAAAAAAATTGCCGTGGACGATTTGAAAAATATCCAGAAAGCAGAAACCACAGGGGAAACTGTGGAGGAGTGGCTGAAAACAAAACTGAAAAGCTATGCAGGATTTTCGGACGGATTCTACCCGGATCTGGGCGGATGGTCTGGAGGAACGGATGCATTCGGACTGATCACAAAAAAAGGAACAACAGTGCAGTATGTAGGTTTTATGGCGGACGGGAAAATTCGGATGGGATCTTACAACACACAGAACGAAGCCTACAAAATATATATGCACAGCGACGAGATAGCGAACCATCCGGTCGGATCTATATGGATCACAGAAACAGAAACTGCGGATCCGAACCAGATTTTCGGGGGAACATGGGAAAGATACGCCAAAGGGAGAACACTGATTGGCGTAGATGAAAATGATACAACCAAAAAATGGAACAAATCAGGAATCAAAGCAGGTGTGGCTGAAAACAATATTGACCACAAACATTATGAGACAAATGGAGCAGATGGAGGTCGAATGTATCAGATTTTTGGGGATGACGGAGGCCCATATGGATCTACGGTGCAGGCGAATATGACGGCAGCTTCATGGGCGGCACAGACGTCAGTTGGAAATATCAGAGTAAATAAGGTATCTGCCATGACGGATCGTGCACAGGTGATCAATAATCTGCCGCCATATATCACAGTGTATATCTGGAAACGAACGGCGTAGGAGGAGAATCATGAGAGTACTTGAATTTTCTGTTATGGGTCAGCAGATCGAAAAGCGGGGGGATTTTTCCGGTCTGGTGGCGGGCAGTGAGCAGTATATGACAGCGAAATTTTATTTTGACCGGGAGTGGGCAGGAAAAGTAAAAGTGGCAGAGTTCCGCCGAATTGACTCGAAGATTGCAGAATGCTTTTCGGAAAAAATAACAGGAAACTGCTGCATCGTGAGAACAGAGGTACTGCGCGGAAAGAAATGGTACGTGAACGTAGTAGGACTGGGAAAAGACGGAATGAAACTGTCAACAAACAGGGTAGAGGTGAAACAGGAGGAATGACATGAGTACAACAGACGAATTACTGGAAGAGATGCTGGAAGATGTGGAAGAGTACGCAACACCAGTCACGGACGATGATCTGCAGTTCTGGATTGACGAACATCTGAGAGTGATTTCTATCCCGAAAAACGGCGTAGTAGCTGGAGTTGAAGGAGATAAAAATGTAAATAAGATCAAATTCGGCATGAACAGGTACTACCACGGCTTCGATATGTCCACATTCTCCGGGAGAATTTTGTACTCAAACGCCAAAGGAAATAAAAATTACTACAACATCACAGATATGCAGGCAAGCGGGAGCGCCATCACGTTTTCGTGGCTCGTAGACGCCGATGCTGTGCAGTACATGGGGAAAACCGCGTTCGTGGTCTATCTATTCAAAACCCAGGGATCGGAGCTGCGGCAGAAGTTCTATTCGACACTCGCCACTCTGAACGTATTAGAAGGAATGGAAGTAGATTCTGCCGTGCCGGTTGAAAAACAGACGGACATCATCGAGCGGATGAAAGAGGAGATCAGCGCCTACGCAGAGGAAGTCAAGAAGAGTCTGCCTGCCGATTACACAGCGCTGACCGAAACTGTAGATAAAATCAAAAAATCTATGTCGGCAAAAGGTACAGGCGGCCTGTATACATGGAAAAGCAGAGACGATATTAGTAGTGAATTGAAATATGATGACTATGATAATGTTATATGGAATTTTAAGAGAACAGATGGAAACCTTGGAGCATGGGTAAGCCTTACGGATGCACAGAGTATTGTAAACAAAAAATATAAAGTGTCGATATACAATCCAAATAAGTTTTTTGTAAGTGTAAATTTATATTTGACAAGAGACCGTGGTAATTGGACTACGCCGGATTGGGCGAGATGGATTGCGACAGTTATGATACAGCCACAAGAACGGAAAACAGTTACAGTAGATGGAGCGCTTTATGCTGATATAACAGAAGCTTCAATAAAAAACGTTGCATCATTAGCACTTCAGATTGTGTCAACTACAGATATTGGAGCAGAAACGCAATTAATATTTTGGAATTTTGAAGATACGACATATAATGGAAGAAATGTGCAACTGAATGCAGTAAATGCAGAAAATGCAGAAAATGCAGTAAATGCAGTAAATGCAGTAAATGCAGTAAATGCAGTAAATGCAGTAAATGCAGTAAATGCCGGAGCAATATACGTATCAGATGCAGAAAATGCCGTTGTCAGAAATGATGATGATAAAAAATTTACTGTGACAGCAGAAGATTATGGTTTTATTCATGTGCATAAAAACGAGGGCGAATATAGCACAAAATATCAAGGTATATACCTGAAGGTACCGTTTAAGAGCATAGAAGCATTGGATGGAATATGGACCTTCACAATTCAGGCCCAAAACGGAAGTCTGTATCCAGGTGATAGTGCGCACATCTTGCCGGAAGTTATGGACTGGGGAACTAATATTGGAATATTACATAGTGGCGACAATATGAAAACCATTTTTGAAAATTCTACAGCCAGTGAGTATGTTGATAAAGTGAAAAGAAATGGCTTTTTCTACATAAAATTTCTTGCTTATTCAGAAGATACGAAAGAAGTTGATTTTTCTGTACGATTGATTGCTGAAAGAAAAATAAAACCGTTAATATTAGCGCATACAGCAGAGACCGCGCATACAGCAGAGACCGCAGGTTTTCGCTATCCGGATGAAAAAAGGGTTCATACATTCGTTTCGTATGGAGAATATTCTTCGTGGAAGCGGGATGGAGAAAAATATGTGCTTAGTATCGGAAAGTATGATACTTCATTGAGTCAAAAACAGGTTAATCATGTATGGGCGCTGGATATTAAGGAGTTATTTGGTAAAAAAACGAAAATTAGAGTACAAATTCATAATACCAATTATTCAGGAAATCTCTCGACATCATGGGTGTTCACTAACTTCCATATAAGCAAAAACCCGTATTCATGGGGAGTTAACAATATAAAAACATTAAGTGGGCTTGATGTTGGAGCAGTTGACAGTGAAATAGAAATTGACTTGGATGATCTTGAAATCGACAGCAGCACATATGATTCAATATATTTTCTAATGGCAGCGTTTGACTACCATACTACGGAATATGCATATAATCCTGCAACAACAATTACCATAACACCGTATATTATTGACCAAAATAACAAAGTAATAGCAACGGACATGGATGGATTCAACACATCCGATTATTACACTAAGTCGGAAGTTGATGAAAAATTGGGAACCAGCGGAAAGTATATAACTTGCTGGGGGGATTCGCTTACGGCTGGAGGAGGATGGACAACAACACTTGGAAATCTTGCCGACATGCCAGTGTATAATGGAGGTACAGGTGGTGAATCAGCCAGAACTATAGTGGCAAGGCAGGGAGCGGATGTCATGGAAGTGGATAATCTGACTATTCCTGCAGATACAACAGCTGTTACGATTGCAACAATGGCGTCAGATGGTGGAATAAAAACACAGGAAGGCTACAAAGTAACGCCGTTACTTCAGGGAGGTGCACATGTGAATCCATGCTATGTGGGAAATATTAAAGGTACGATGAGATGGACAGGTTCCTCGTACGCAGACAGAACAGGAACGTGGACATGGACAAGATCTGAAGCAGGAGAGAGCGTTGTCATTGATAGGCCTACAGCTATCCGTACAGACTTTGATATACACAGAAATGCGCCACATCTTGCGATTATTTATATCGGTCAGAATGGTGGATATAATGATCTGGATGATCTGGTAAGGCAGCACCGACTTATGATCGAGCACGCGAATGCGCAGCATACAATCATATTGGGATTTTCGAGCGGAACCGCTGCAGGAAGATCAGCGTATGAAAGCCGCATGAAAAAAGAATTTGGAAGATATTTTGTGAGCCTGCGCGAATATCTTGCACATCCAATCTACAATGGGACAGAAATGGTATCTTGTTGGGGCTTGGCTGATCAGGGGCTGGAACCTGGTACAAAAGAATATAATGGAACAACTTATGATGCTTTGACTGAAATAGCATCAGGAACAGTACCACATCAGATTTTGGCAGATTCGGTACATTACACAAATGGAACGAAAACGGTGATCGGAAATATGTTATACAAGAAATGTTGCGAGTTGAATATTTTTTGAGAAATCCTTATTCAATGTGTGGTATAATTTCCGTATCAAAAGTACGGGAGGAAAGGTAAATGAGTTGGAAAGAATGGAAACATGATTTAGATGAGGCAAACAAGGCGTATGATTCTGGAAGGATTGAAAGAGAAGTATATGAAACAAGGATTAAATATGCTTTATGCATGATTTATGAAGGGGGAAATGTTGAAATGGCAGAAGGGATTGCCAAAGCACATGGATATGATATGGAAAAGTTATTAGAGGAACATTAAGATTAATTTTTTACCAACCATCAATACGATGGTTGGTATTTTTAATGGAGAAAAATATGATAGAGATTCGAGCGGGACCGGAAACGGTCCTATTTTTGTACTTAATTATTGGAATTTGAAAAAGGAGAATATAAAAATATGAAAATTATTGATTCTTATAATGCATTAGCCGGTGCAATCGTTGCGGTATTATCGTACATTTTCGGAGCGCATTGGATTCTTTTTGTGATGTTTCTGCTTTTTAACGTTCTCGACTGGATAACCGGTTGGATGAAAAGTCGTATTGCTCACAAAGAAAGTTCCAGTGCCGGCTTAAAAGGGATTCTTAAAAAAATGGGATACTGGATGATGATTGCAGTTGCTTTCGGCTCCAGCGTGGTATTTGTTGAGATCGGCAAGACTATTGGCGTAGATCTCGGCATCACTACATTATTAGGCTGGTTTGTCCTTGCATCTTTACTGGTCAATGAAATTCGGTCAATTATTGAAAATTTCGTGGAAGCTGGATTTAATGTGCCGGTTGTTTTGACAAAAGGGCTGGAAGTCGCAGATAAAGCAATTAATCAGGAACAGGAAAAGAAAACAGAGTGAGGGCGGCTAACAACCGTCATTTCTTTGCGCCGGCGCAATTCCGGCAGAAGGAGCTAATATGAAAATTGATAGGTCATACATGTGCGCAATGAACAAATTACCATAGACGTACATAAAAAGCCCACACGGGGCTATACGAGGCTCTGACGGGCGAATAACAGGAGGTTAGAAAGATGGAAGTATTAAAATTTCTGGAACAGATCCCGTTGCCGATTCTGGTGGTGGCACTTGTGATCCTGGTTGCGATCACAGTAGTGATGGCATATCAGTATGCAAAGATGCGCGGCATGGACGGCATCCGGGGGGATGTATACCAGTTGATCCTGAAAGCCGAGCATGTCTACAATGAATCCGGCCAGGGAAAGCAGAAACTCAAATGGGTTGTAAGCCAGGCACGCGGACTCTTACCAAAGTGGATGCAGGTTTTTGTAACAGAAGAAATGATGATGAAGGTAATTGATGAATGGTTCAAAGGCGTGAAAGACCTGCTGGACGACGGGAAGGTAAACGGATTCCAGCAGTAGTTATAAAGAAGGTCAAAGAGCGGGCATCATACCCGCTCTTTTGCTGTGAAAGGAGAACGTCGTGGCAATTTCACGAAATATGAATACGGATGCGGCATATAACTGCCTGATCGCTGCCGGGGCATCAGTTTACGGAGCTTGCGGAGTGATGGGAAATATCTTTGCAGAATCGGGGTTCAATCCCCGTAATCTGGAAGACCTGTGCGAGGAACGCCTGGGGTATAAGTACACAGACGATACCTATACCGAGGCGGTAGACAGCGGAGAGATCTCTCGGGAGTTGTTTCTGCATCCGATGGGAGACAGCCGCCAGTATGGCTATGGCCTGTGCCAGTGGACAAGTGCTGGCCGAAAAGCTGGATTGTATGATCTGGCGAAAAAGAAAGGGGTTTCGATCGGAGACCCGACAATGCAGATTGAGTACATGATTTCGGAACTGCAGAGCAGATATCGAAGCGTTTTCTACGCTCTCAAAAATGCAACGACTGTGCAGGAGGCGTCGGACATCTTTCTGCAGAAATTCGATCAGCCCCTGGATACTGGGGACAGCGTAAAAAGTAAACGAGCCAATTATGGAGAACAGTATCTCATGCTCTATCAGGACAACAACGATAAGGAGGAAGGAACTATGAGCTTAATCTCAAACAGTGGACACGATGAAAACGGCAGATATTCCGGCGGCAGAGCCGGAGATCAGACAGGAACCGAATGGGCGTTGATCCCGTGGTACTCCCGTCCCTGGAAGTGCGTACTGCGGCATCCAAACTCTGCAGTACGTGCAAAAATCGCAGAGCTTGGTGTCAAGGCGGCGAAAAACGACCTGATTGGTTACGATCAGGGACAGCGTGATACATACTGGCAGCACCTCAAAGCCAGCAACTACGATCCATCGCAGATCACCATCGCCTGCGAGGCAGACTGCTCCGCGGGAGTCATTGCAAATGTCAAAGCGGTCGGACACCTGCTCAACATCGATTCTCTCAAAAACCTGAAAGCAACTTACACCGGAGATATGCGATCAGCGTTCAGAGCTGCAGGTTTTACCGTCCTGACGGACAAAAAATACCTGAACGGACCTGACTACCTGCTTGCCGGGGACATCCTCTTAAACGATGGATTACACACGGCAACCAATATTGCTGACGGCGCGGAAGCAGGCGGAAACTCTACGAGCACCGGATCCGGCAGCAACAATGCCAGAAACAACGTTTCTGATGGTCAGAAATGGCTCAACAGCAACTATGGGGACAAGATCCTGAAGTATTGTGGAGCCAAACTGCGCGTGGACGGAGACTACGGCGATAAGTCCAGATGGGCTGCCCTGGCGGTTTGGAAAGACTTGATGAACCGGAGATACGGCACGAAGCTGGATCCGACCAACAAGAACTTTTTCGAATCATGCAAAAAAGTTGCTTCGAAAGCCACCGTCAGCCATGGAACTCAGGGAACCTTTACCTTCCTGGTTCAGTTCATCCTCGCAGCGAAAGGCTTTTATTTCGGTAACATGGACGCTCTCTGCGGAGACGGACTGACTGCCGCGATCAAGTCCTACCAGAAATCCAAAGGCCTCGAAGCCGATGGATACTGCGGAGCCAACACCTGGTACGCACTGTTCAACTGATGAATCAACTGACCGGTTGTGATCCTGAAACGTGATCGGTCAGAAGTAACCAGTAAACCACGCAAAAAGACTTTCTTACCGGAGAAATCCGGTGCAATTCCATACATGCAATTTATACGCCACTTTGCCCTGGGTATCTTCGGATACCTGGGGCTTTTTTATTGCCATTTTTTAAGGTAAAATTAAAATAAATATATTACGTAAAATGTATTGACATATTGCGCAATATGTGATATATTATAACCATAGAAACGAAATAATAATTGATGAAAGAAATATTTCAATAGCAGAGACGCTGCGGCGCTTGACTCTTTGATGTAAAGGCGGTAATTATGAGAGAAACAAAAGAATTTAATCAAATTGAATATATCAACAATTATATAAAGAAGAAATACGATCGGATAAATTTGGTTGTACCGGCGGGAAGCAAACAAGTTATTAAAAGTAGGGCTGCACAAAAAGGAAAAAGCGTTAATCAGTATATAAATGAACTGATCGACAATGACTTAAAAAATAGTAAAGAGAAAAAAGGAGATAAGAAAATGAAAAAATTTGAAATCGTAAAAACAACAGCAGAAATCAGCTGGAAAGAAAGGGATGAAATCAAGGAAGGATGCACGATGTACGATGTGGATCCGGAAAAAATTGCTTCATTCGGAACCAAAGAGGAAGCCGAAAAGGAATTGAAAAAATACAAAACGGATGTGCAAACATCCGGAAGCCTCTTCACGGTAGAAGAGTTTTCGATCCAGGAAAACGAATACGACGAAGATGACGAATGGATCGGAGGCGGTGATATTTGGAAATTCACTCCAATGGAAATTTTTGTAGTCGACAAAGAAACGCGGAAAACGATAGCAAAAGTCGAAACTTACGAAGAGGCGGAGGAGGCCGCAGAAGAGTATGAGGGCGATGCGGGCGCCGATATCGTGTTTTACGAATAAAAAAAGAGTCGTGTCGAAATGGCACGGCTTTTTTTATTTGACACACTGGTCACTGTGTGTTAATATCAAATGTGTCATTTTCGTGTCATGGGATCGTTGGAAAATGGCGTATTTGCGGGCATTTTAGTAGGTAAGGAAACTTGACTTTTAATCAAGTTGTCCGGGGTTCGAATCCCCGATGCTTCATCAAATGGAAACGGCTGAAAACCTTGATTTTACTGGGTTTTCAGCCGTTTTTCTGTTACAAAAATGAAATTGTAAAAAATGGTCGTACGACAAAGTAGAACAAAGTAATACAAAGTAAATGTGTCACTTCCGTGTCACATATACAGCGCTGCTTCTACGGCCCCTGCGGTGTCCTCGCGCTCCAACATAATGTGATTATACACGCGCAGCACCATGGCCTCGCTGTCGCCCAGGAGCGCCGCAATATTCTTGATCGACACGCGCGGGATCTGGTAGCACATCGCCGTACAGTAATTGTGCCGGAAAATGTGCGCTGTGAGCCCGGATATGGGTTGTTCTGCGACTTCATTCATGGCCTTGATAATTCTATCCCACTTGCGGCGATAAGAGGATTTAGACACCAATTTGCCGCCGCGCATGGAAAAGAGCTGAGTTCCTCTCATGCAGAAACGAACGTAGGTCTCGAGAGAGGAGAAGAGCTGCGGCGGGATCGGTACCTGCCGGTATCCGTTATGAGACTTTGGGCACTTGATACTCGGATGACCGGCATCGTCAAATTCGATTGATTTATTGACGTTGATTGTTTTCTCCACAAAATCAATGTCGAATCGAGTGAGAGCAAGAACTTCTCCACAACGTAATCCGGTGGCATACAAGATATCCACAAAAATCCGATCAGATGGGGATAACTCAGCATCTTTCATTGCTTTCTTCTCGTTTTCGGTCAGCGGACGCTTCTCATCCGCCTTGTAGTCGACCGGTTTCATGATGTCCTTCAGATCCTCGTAGAGATTCGCGGCGTAAAGGCGATCATGCACTGCGGTCCGCATAATTTGCGAAAAGCAGAGGAGCAGCTGCTGCTGAGTGCGCTTCTTGCCGGCGGCATCGTTGAGGAGCATCTGGTAGTGGATCGGGAGGACGTCACAGAGCCGCACACCCGCCATCTGGCTCATGTGTTTCTCAATGATGTTGAGATACATTCGTTTTGTGTTGTTGGCCGCTTCGGCCTTATAGACGGTAAGCCACTTGTGAGCGTAATCCAGAAACAGGATGTGTTTATCGCGGACTGCCTCCATATTTTTGATTTTGTTGTTGTACTGAGCAACCTTTTCTTCCAGATCTTTGCTGCTCTTCTTTGATCGGATCGTGATATAGTGTTTCTGGGTCCCCTGATAGGTGCCGTCCCATACGCGGGCCTGGAAATATCCGTTTTTTTGACGTGTATATTTTGCTTTTGCCATGTTCTATACCTCCATTTTCTGAAAAAGGGTGCAAAAATAACAGGCATCGGGAAACGAATGTTCGTTTTGACACCTGTTCCAGAAAATGGTAATATACAGATGGTACCTGTGTCCATTATCTGGATGCAACCCCGCCTTGGTGTTGGCGCACCGGGGCGGATTTTTTTATTTACTTTTTAATGACATTTCTTGCAAGGCGTGTATCCTTGCGCCTGCGCATCGGATAACGAGATCTGATGCGGATTTGACATATTGCTGCAGCTTGATTTGGAATGATATTTCTTTCCGGAATCAGAAACCCATACCATAGTTTCCTGCTGATCGGACGATGATGGAGCCTGCGTAGCGGCGGGAGCAGCGGTTGGCTGTGTATCGGAAAGATAATCACTTGCCACGTAAGCCTCTGTTCCATTGTAGTCGATCTTAGACCAACCGTTTTCAGAACTGATAACGGTAACAGAGTCGCCAGCCGAGAACGTGCCGAGCTTTTCGGCATCCGCGCTTGCAGCGGCTCGAATGTTGAGCGATGACTGGGAGTACATTACTTTCGTTTCCACGGGCGCTTCTGTGGGAGTCGGCGTTGAGGTCTCAGACACAGCAGAAACGGTGGAAGATGAAGCTGCGGAAGAGGATGAAGCCGCGGCTTCGGCTGCTTTCTTCCGCCCGCTACTGAACCCGCTTGAGAAGACACCGACGATCAGGAAAAACAGAATGAAGCCGAGCAGGATAGTGCCACATCCGACGGTTCCACTTTGCGCTTTTTTAGAGGATTTCCTTTTACGAGATCCTCCACCGGAAGTTTTAACGTAGCTCAGTCCGGTACCAGGTGCGCTTACAGTGGTTGTCTTTCGACCGCTGCTACTCACAGAATGATGAACACCTTTCCCGCCAACAGAAACACCAACGCTCTTATTGGAGACGTTCAGTTTGATGCCTGGAGCAATTTTCTTACTCTTTTTGAATCGCATACCCATAACGATTCCCCCTCTCTGGAAGTATAATTTCCCGAATATCGGGAACTATAATGTCATGAAAATATTAATTCAAGACATCATATACAAAAGAAATTTGACGCTCCGCCAGGCGGCCTTACTGACTGGAATCCCAAAATCTACGCTGGAAGATATCTGCAGCGGAAGAATGCCGAGAATCGACACGATGGAATCCATCGCCAAAGGCCTGAAAGTGCGGATTACAGACTTATTTGACAGTCCGTACAAATAAGTGTCCGGGAACCCGGACAAATGTCAAAAAATACTAATTTTCGCCCGAAGATCTCGTATTATTAGCAAAGGGACGTTCGAAAAAAAGATATTGAAATCGAACGAACGTTCGTATATAATAAGGCTAGAGATCGGAGGGCGTACATATGGACTACAAAAGAAAGATTATTGAAATGCTTAACAAAATAAACGATGAAAAGACACTGTCGTTCATTTACAAAATCATCTCTAATTTGCTGGACTAGGGGAAAACCCCTAGTCCTCTTTATTTGAACTCTTCACCAGTTCTTTCGCGATCTTTTCCAATAATGCCCATTCGTTTTCGTCTAATTTCGATAAAGTTAATATTAAACGAGTCTTAAAAGAATCTTCCTCCTCTTTAAAAAGATCAGTGGTCATTTTTGCAATTTCATCATCTCTTGTAGTAGGAAGAAACATTTCTCCTTTTCCTGTGCGGAGCCAATCTTCGCTAACATTAAATTCACGACATATAGAAGTGATTACTGCGTCAAGAGGAGTTCTTATGCCGGCTTCGTATCCAGCGACAGAAGCTTGCTTAACCCCGATCCGTTCTCCGAAATCGGTTTGATTTAGCTTGAGTTCTTTCCGCAATAATCGAATTCGATCTTTCATTTATTTGTCTCACCTTCTTTCTGAAATAAATTATAACACAAAAAATATAACGTTGCAATATTTTTTGAGAAAAAAGCTTGACTAAATTATAGCGATGCTGTATTATGATATTGCAAAGAGATAAAACGAAAGGAAGTGAAGCTATATGTCAGAAAAAGAAAAAAAGACTATAGAAGAAATCTCCAAAGCAGTTTCGGGAATGACAGAAGCGGAAAAAGCGCGATTCCTTGGGATCGCAGAAGGAATGAGCATTATGAAAGACATGAACAAGGGAGATGCATCCGAGAGAAAAGAAAAATAAGAAGAAAGGGGAAATCTGAATGGAAAAGATAACCACAGATGAAGCGGCAAAGATGCTGGAGCACCTGACAGGAAAGAGATACGTAATCAGTGCCAGCAAAAAAGAACCGATGCGCGTCGAGTATCCGGCGCGCTACATGAGAAAAGCGGAGCTGCTGAGAATGGAAAATCCGCTGATCGGAAGAGAAGTCCTGAACCGGGCGATCATGTACGCACCGGAGGGCGTAGCCCGGAAAGTTGATCCGCGGAAGAAAAACAGTCCGGTCATTTTTGACACGGAAAAATTTGAGGAATGGAGGCAAAAGCATTGAAAACACAGAATGTAATTGCCGTTATGGCAGGAGTAGCAGGAACATGGACTTATTTTGCGGGAGTGGAGCAGTGGAAGCCGTTTCAGATGGCCGCAGGCCTGGGAATCGCTGCCGCCGGGTGGGCAGTCAAGCGGATATGGGAGACGATCGTGGAGCGAAAAGAGGAAGAAGAGGAACGGATCGAACGCCATAAGGACGAAGTGTTTTCAACTTGGCTGAACTGCAAACCGATAGGAGAAGAAAATGTACGTTTTAAGTAAAAACAGAATGCAGATTATCAATCTAGAACAGGTAACAGCAATGTATCTTGGAGCGGATGAGACATCAATCAAGGTGGACTTTGTGACCGGGAGAGGAAGCCAGATCGGGAAATATGTTTCCGATACGTACGCGAAAAAGGCACTGGAGCTGCTGATTTTGGCGATCGGAAGAAGAGGAGAAGCGTTCTCAATGCCGACAGATGAAGAGATCAGAGAATTGCTCGGAAATCAGGAGCCTAAGAACCATAACATCGGCGGGAAAAAACAGAAAGGACATGGTGGATCATAATGGAAATTGGATATTGTCTTGACTGCAATGAGCTGAATTATGCAATGACAAATGCAAACGGAAACTTCGAACGAGCAAACATGTCGAACAACCATGAGGGACATCGGCAATATATTTTTGAAGAACCAGAAAAGTATACTCCGCCGATCAGAAATGTTTTAACAAAGATTCAAGCAGGTCTGCCTATTTCAAATAATGAAATTGTACTGTTTAAGCTGGCAATTACGTTTGGAGATTTAGATAAATTCACGAAAACGTGAAAAATTAAATGTAAAGATAGAGCCGGAGCGAGCCAGTGAAAGAAGGGAGAAAAATGATTAAAGAAAGATTGACAGTAAAAAATCCAGACGGAACGTACCGGATCTGGATGGATCACGCCGGGACATTCCGGCTTGAAAGTCAGATGAACTCTGTATTTGCTTACGGAGATTTGGTGGACAAGCTGGGAAAATACGAAGATATCGAAGAGATGAAAAAGAAAAGCCCTACATGCTGAGGAACATGTAGGGACAAGAGTTAAAAAGATTTTTTCGATATTTATCTTATCACGATCGGCATCGAAAGTCAAAGAAAATATTGAAAAAATAAGGGGAGAAAGTCCCCTGTTAAACCTCGATTAAGAGATTAAAGTTAGGACACATGAGATGGCGACGAAGAGGAAAATATATAGGCTCCGAGGGGGAACCGTGCTGGATATTGATGAATTCCATGACGGGAGATATGGAGGCCCAGGAGGAAAGAGAGAAAAGAAAAGAGAAACAACTCCGGAGCAGATGAAAGAAGCAAACAGAAGAACGAAGGTGAAAAACTGTCAGAGGAGGATGCTGCAGTATTTTCGATCGGGAGACTGTTTCGCAACGTTGACCTATGCGGTACAAAACAGACCAGAAACGATGGAACAGGCGGTGACAGACTTCGGGAGAGCGTGGAGAATGGTTCGCGCGGAATATAAAAAGCGTGGAAAAGAACTATTCTGGATGAGAAACGTAGAACGAGGAACAAAGGGAGCTTGGCACATCCACGTTATCATTAACGAGATTGGAGAAACGGCGGCGATCCTGCAGAAAGCCTGGAAAAAAGGTGGGATCTACATCGAAACCATAAAGCAAAATGAAAGACTATATGATCCGTCTTTCCGGAAGCTGGCTGAGTACATGACGAAAGACGGAGACACCAAGGAAAAGAAAAAGGACGGAACGCTGGCAAAACCGAAATTGAAAGAAGCGTCGTACAACCATTCCCGGAACATGCCATTGCCGGATCCGGAGAAAAAATATCTGAAAAGGTGGAAAGAAGAAGTGAAACCACCGAAGGGCTATTATATAGCGGACTACTACGAGGGGATCAACCCGAAAACAGGCTATAAATACCGACGGTACACGCTGATCAGCCTGGAAAGGAGGAGAGAGGACGATGGAGACCGGCGTCTACATAGAACTAAGCGAAAACGATCCACGAGAAAAAAACCGTAGCTGGGGCTATGTGTTAGAAGCTCCGGGGGGATGGACAAAACACGAGACGGGAGAATGTGCCGGCACAATGCATGGAGTTACGCTGCAGACATTGATCAAGGCGCTTGGCCGATATCACAAGCCGAGTCAAATCACGATCCACGCCGCGGACGAATGGGTTCTGAACATGCTGGAGAATCAACTCCCGGCATGGGAGCAGAACGGTTTCCGGAATACGCGTGGGGAACCGATCAAGTATCAGCAGGAGTGGGAGCAGCTGGCAGAAAAAGTAAAAGACCACAAGATCACGATCGCGCCGGGCCGACATGAATACAGCGCCTGGCTGCAGGATGAAATGAAAAGAGGAAGATGAGATGTTTGAACGATTTGGAGAGCTGGAATCAGCAAAAGAAATTAACGAGTTGGCAGTAAATCTGTTCAACGAGGGAGACGTGGAGAGCCTGCGCGTCGTGGCGACAGAAAACGGAATTCCGGAGGTTTTCGTGGATTTGTTCTGCGCCGGGGAAATCCCGGAGCTGTGTGATCCGATGACGGCCGCGCTGGGCAAGATTGAGGTCGAGTCTGCGGAAATGCAGCCGAAAGAAATTATGGAGGACTGGGTGGAGTACCTGAAAAGCCAGTGCATGGAAAATGAACTGATGGCGTACAGCGTCAGAAAAAAGGGGAAATCGCTGAAAGGTTGTATTGCCGCGTTACTGAAATGGTCATTCGGGAACCAGATTCCTATCGAAAAGGAGATTCTGAAAGCCGCCGGCGTGACAGCGGGAAGAGTGACGCTGGGGATTCCGGGGATGGGAACTGCGAAGCGGATCATCCGGGAATATTATATGGGAAAGTAGGCGGAGCAGATGAGAAAAAAAGAAATTGAGAGAATCCCGTATCTCGGGTTGAAGAAAATCAGCAGGAAAAAAGATGTGAAGTACATCGGAGTGACCGCGGTTAAAAACGTTGGAAACAAAAAGCACTTGTTTTTGGAGGTATACAAAAACAAGAAAGAATCCAAAATGGTGCCGGTTGTGCGGATCATCCTTACGGAAAAGGAGTTTTGGAATTATTTTCCAGAAACAGAGCAGTGGACACGGCAGAAAGTGGAGAAAGATGGTGGATACGGGAATTGGATATGGGGAGAAAAAGCTGATACATGGGAGCTGATGGAAAAAGAAAATGTCCTCCAGAGTACGGAGGATCTGGAAAAAATAAAGAAATTCTGCAAGATAAAAACACCTGTATACTACGAGGCGCGCTGGTGGCAGTACATCTACAAGCACGAGGATGATCTTGCGACCGCTGCCAGAATTGACAGAGAACATCGAAAATTCGTGTGCCGACAGGAAGCACTGAAAGACAGGATGGCACATACCGCAAAACTTCCGGAAAAAAGAATCTTAGAATATGCGGACAGAATTTATTTTCAAAAAGAACATCATCTGTACTACAAAAAATATGGAAGTTGGACAAAAATCGCCTGCAGCAAATGCGGCGGCGTAACGGATGCGCGGTGGAGAGATGGCATATCCTACGAGAGCCAATTTCAGAAGCATACCGAAGAACCGAGAGAAGGAAAAAGCGGAAAATGCCCGATGTGCGGCGCGGTTGGAACGTACAAGTGCCAGGGAAAAATGAAGGGTGAATACAGTAAGAAAATCCATCTGTTCCTGGGACAGCGATACAAAGAAGATGGAGCAGTGCTACGGTACGTGGAGATTGAGAAAGCATGGACACTGGGCTTCATCGAGGGGAACGATGGACCAGAGATGTACAATGCCGCAGAAGAAATTTCCGGCGTAGAGGTGGCAAGAGCCTACTTTGAGCCAGGGAAAAAGGTGCAGATTGACTATCATAAACACGACTTGTACCGGAATGAAGACTTTTGGGACGACTGCAATCTATATGGACTTGCCAACATTGACATCAAAGCGGCGCCGATTATGTCGGAAACCTACGAGGAGCTGAAAAATACGATATTCCGGTACAGCGGTCTGGAAGAATATGCCGATAAAGAGGGAAAAGTAAACCCGATTGATTATCTGGAAAGATACCAGCAGATTCCGAAGCTTGAGATACTGTCAAAGATAGGCCTGACAGAAATTGTAAGGAGAATAACCAGAGGGGAATGCGGAGTGATAGAGGATCAGAATGCAAAACGCCTAGATGATTTCCTGGGTATCCAGAGAGAAAGAACGGATCAGCTTATACGGACAGGTGGGAACGGGAAATTGCTGGATGC